AGGTAGATTTGTAAATGTATTCTCTCTGTTCTGCTTAGAATATGTGACATTATAGTAGTAGGTATTATCCTGAACAATAGGAACATAACTTTGTTGCACCCAGTCATCAGGAATACCTGTACTCACGTGAGGCCAGAAGTCACCCTCTCTGTCGTTGAAAGCTTGACGTAAGTCTACGTTATAAGAGCTCTCACAATAGAAATTAGGAATACCATATGCAAATAGGTAGAAGTATCCATCATAGAATGTTCTTCCAGGATTGCTATCCTTAGGTTGTCCAGGAGCCACAAACTGACTGTTAGGACAATCAAAATTGTGAGCCTTGTAGGAAATAATGTTTGATAACACACCTACACTTGTAATAGTGTAGTCTCTAAGAATAGAACGTGCTGAGTGCCAGTATTTTGGATAGGCTATGTTACCTATCTCATCATAGAATATATCACTATCATCAGGAGCATTTACACGGTTGTCAATAAAGAATGGAAGCTTGGTCTTGAATGCAAACCTGCTAATGAATGTATCACCACCAAACACTGTTTGTATGTCGGGAGTGTTTTCATCTACAAGCACTTGGAAACCAGTGTCCACCGTGCTGTAAGAATAGATTTGTCCGTATTGGTTAACAAATACATTCTTAAGAGATGCGTAATAAGAAACAACAGACATGTCTTCTTCCTTAGCAGGAGCTTGACACTTGCTTCTTTCTGATATAGTGAATCTTGATATGTCTGTAACTATTGAACTTCCTGCAGACAACATGTTAGGGCTTTGGTCTGGGAAGGGAAGACCTGGTCTATCTAGGTCAGTTCTTAGGTAGACAGATGATTCTCTTTGGAAGTTGTTGATGTTGTATATATCACCAACGTTCTGTACACCAGGAATCAAATATCTAGCGATGTCAAGGTTACGTTGCTTAATCCCTAGATCATCAGGAACTCCCACCCCATAGTTATAATCTCCTATGGAGTTGAAAGAGTAAGCATAGTTCTTCCTTGTAATACCATTTACATAGATGGTTAAATACGCCTGGTATGCTGTAAACATAGCAGTCGCATTGAATGGTGTGGTTACATCACCTAGTTCTTCAGCACTTTCAAGAGCATCACGCTGAGCTTCTTCTGTTAAGAGTTTGTACTTAGCATTATCTCTCACCTCAACAAAGTGACCTTTACCTCTACCAAACATCACACTCTCAAGCTTAAGAACACCACCTAAGAAAGGCTGTCCGAAAGAAGTTTCAGGAGAGTTAAATATCTGTCTGTATTTCTCTGTAAATCCAGGTTGAGGATTCTCAGCTTTACAATTTGCACCTGTAACAAGTGTTGGACCAGTAAAACAGATTTCACCAGGGCCTTCAATTTGTACAGGACCACCTGTGCCAGGAACTACATATAATGTATACACTGGAGAGGTAGGCCATCCATTCACCCATTGTGTAGTGATACCTGTATAGATGTCGTTCCACTCAATTCTACCACCTCTAGCAAATGAAAGAGGACCAGGATTACAAACCTGAGCTGTCCATATCTCATATGTAGAAAGCCCCACCCTTCCTGTTGCAGGACCAAGGATTGTAGGCTTACCTATTGAGCAAAGTGGATATTGACCAATTGCAAAGTATTTCTTCTTTGTTGTTTTGTTCGTATTGCAATCAGTGTATTCCACCTCAGCAAAAGAAGGTCCACCAGCAGGGTCTAGACCAAGTGTGTCTATGAATACACTATACCCATCACAGATTTGTGAGTAGGCATTGTTAGTTGTATTAAGGAATGGATCTGGGTTAAGATCGTTGTATGGGTAGTTAGGATAGTAGTAGGTTTCCTCTTCTCTCTCATACGTATTTACGTTTCTAAGGATACCCTTAGCAACAATAGACTTGTTTGTACCACGATCAGCACGAATGATTTTAAATGCTACAATATCATCTTTCTGTTCTGGTGTAAGAGTGGATGTCTGAATAAGTGAGCTCACTAGTTGTACATCTAATTGTACACCAATAGGGAACACAGCATCATTACCCTGAACCATACCTGAAGGTCCTGTAAATATCTTAGATTCGTAAGCAGGACTTACATTGATGTCAGGGAACTTATGGTGCCTAATAGGCTGACCAGCAAGATCGCCCCACACATCTTTGTTACATGGGTAGGTGTCTGTTGATTCCCAATAACCAAACTCACCATACTGATAAGGGCCTCTGTAGTCAGGAGCTGGAGAATATCCAGGACTTGTACCAAGTACAGATCCTGTATTGTAGATTTTCCAATAAGAGCTATATCCTACTCCTCCAGATGTGTAATCAGGAACGCCTATAAAGTCTGGGTTGGTGTCTGGTACATCAGGTTGTAGATTCTCTGTAGGACCTTTGATTCTACCAGGAATATGAAATCCATCTGTCTGCTTACCATTCTTAAGCAAGAACACTATCTCAAAAGCATACACCTCATCTCTCAGATAACCTCTGAGATTGGTGGCATTCAACTCATCTGAATAGTTTTGGTCAGCAGGAATTCTCCAGCTTTCCCATAACAGAGGAATTTGATTAGCAATGCTTTGGTAGTTAATACGATCAATAGATGTAAGGTTGTCCCATATCAAGACATCTTGTGCTGTTGTAAGGTCTTGAGCAATATCGTAATAAGGGAACTTCTCAAATATATCATTGATGGTCAGTCTAATTTGTGTTACGTTCTGACCAGTGTATGGGATTTCTTTTTGAACAGCATCAATATAATATGTGCCAACCAGCTCAACAGAAGTGATGTCATTGATTGTCTTAATCACCGCTAAGTTGAAATACTGGTAAAGCCCTGTGTCCTCCAGATTGCTTATATTGAGGATGATAGACTTCCCAACAGGATAGTTGAAGTTCACTGATGTAATGAACTTATCAGCAATAGGTGTTGGGTTGGTAACAGAATAGTAGGACGTGTAAGGATTACCCTGAGCATCAGAGTATTGTGCAGCAAACTGATATGTACCAGCAATCAGATTACCTGTGCTAGTAACATCAGTTACCTCCAGTTGAGGGATATTAAAGTTGGGTTGAAGCTTAAGTTGATTACAGTCTAGGTCGTCTGTATATTCTGGATCACAGAACGGAGTTCCAGATTTTAGAACTTTTGGAATATTGTCAATGTCCAAATATCTTCTAGGATTGAATCCATCTGTCCAATAAATCTCTGTGGTACAATTAGTTATCTTATGTGCCACCTTGTGGATGGGGTAGCCAGTATTGAAGTTGAGGCAAGGAGCATTTACAATTACACGATATACGCAATCATTGTTCTCCATCTGTCCAATCTGACTAGCTCCTGTATCAGGGTTAGTGATAAAGAATATATGTTTGTTCTTCTCTTGGATGAAGTGATTACCTATAAGCACAAAACCTGAAGGGAACGTAACACAAAGTTCGTTCCCTGGCTCATTCTGATAGTTTACAGAATTAGCATCATAGTTTTCAACAGTAGCATTTATTGCATACGTTAGTTTCCCCTTTGCAATTTGGTTAGGGGTTTGGTCCATGTTAAGACCTGTAGTAGCATTGTTATACTCCTGTCTAATATTGCCTTGTTCCTGTTCAGCCATTAGTATTAATTATTGCGTCTCCAACCGTATCTATTAGTACGATTAGGAAGTTCATACATGTTAAATCTGTTCAAGTCATTCTTAATCCTACGTTGCTTAGTCCAAGGATCTTGCTTCTTAATCTCAATATCAGCCATGATGAAAGCTTCTTCAGACTGTTGTTTGTAGTTCATCATCTTCCTTTCTAGCTGATTGTATGTCTCATCGTTCACTTGATTAGTGAGCGTTTCAATCACCTTATACTTGATGAAAGCTTCAACATATTCTCTAATACGATAGTTGTCAGGAATTAACTGATTTCCACCAGCATCATATTCTGTAGCATAAAACAACAGATGCACCACACCATTACGGAAGTTAGTGACAAACTTATTGTCTCTGATATCAAATGAGTCATACCAAGAGGAACCAGGAGTGAACTCATTAATAGGAGGTGCCTGTGCATAGAACTCCCAGTTATTGGTATAGTCTACACCACAGTTACCTTGTGCAGATATGTTACCAGGTTTTAGTAAGTATTCTCTACGATAGCTAACTGCTGTTTGATTATTAGTCTTGTATACTGTCTGAACCAATTCAGGCATACAAGATCCATCACATCCTACATTACCACAACAAGGGCTGGGGATAGTACAATCTGTGGTGATAGGGCTCACCTGAATTGTTGTAGATGTAGCAGCTTGTGAGTAGAATGAGTTAGCCTGTTGATAAGGGAAACCATTTACAGCTGTACACATCCAAGCCTCTCTCACAGCAAAGAAGTTGTCTGGGAGCCTAGCTTGATAGTCGTTAATGTGTAGGATTTCCTGAGAAATCACATAAGTTGTTCTACCCAACTTTCTGAGACATTTGTCTAGATAGGTGGGGAACATTAAATCATCAACTGCCCCTGTATCAAAATAGCTTTTGAATTCCTCCTTAACTGTAGCGTATACAGGCTCAGGGCTGATGAAATTATATTTGTAATAGTATGACATCTATTTTACTTTTTCCATTCGTGATAGAGATGTTGATATTTATCGTCAGCTCTTATATAGTGAGAAAGAAGTCTAGACGTGTTTCTGGAAGGTTTAAAATACCACAACGGTGATTGTCTGAATCTAGCTGTTGACTTAAACCACACCCATCCAAAGAAGAAGCCCTCTGTGTGAAAGTTAAAGTTGTAAATACGTTTACCTTTCTCCTTTGTCTTTTTCCAATCAATAGGAAGGTTGACAAACTCTTTTCCATGAATGTCTTTTACCTTCTTACGCTTTTTCTTGTTTATGGCAAACTCACCAAAACCAAAAGGCAGCTTTGCTTTCTCTCCTGTCTCAAGAATGTATTCTTTAAATGCATCGTTAAAAGAATAAACGATGTTTCTCCATTGATCAAAGGTGAGCTTTATGGACGGATGTTTCTTACAGAAACTGTTGTAGTTTTCTTTGCTGGCGCTTCTCCAGTCTATCTTTACTCTCATATCTTATCTCAAATTTGGAGCGTTAGGTGCTTGACCATCAACTCCATCATTTGTGATGTCTGTCTTCAATTTGAAATACGTAGAGAGAAGCTTCTGAGAAGTGAGTTCCAACACCTGCTTTTCTAGATAGCCAGGAACTGGAGATTCTTTATCTAAAGGATTTACACACAGTTGCTCTGGTGTATAGCTAGGAGTTCCGCATCCACATTCTGGATACATTATCTCATTTGGAACATCTTCCTCGAAAAGAGCAACAAGTCTGATTGCTTTTAAGAGTGGATTGTTCACATACAGATATCCGTTAGAAATCCAATAGTATTCCTCCTTCTTAATTATAGGAAGCTTGAGCAAGTTCACGTATCGGTTGATGGTTATTTCCTTAAGTTTCTTTCCCTGACCACTCATGGCGTTAATTGAATAAACACCCTGAATGACATATTGATAATTACCCTCTGTAATCCTAGGCAGCTTGAATCTTGTTCTAGCCACTGTGCAAGGATCTACATAATCACAACATTCAGAAATAGGAACTTCCACCATCTCCAAGCAGGGAATGGTGGTAAAAACTGTATCGGTTGCCCATAACTTCCTCAGATTAGTCTCACGCTTAATCAAGAGGAAGGCATTGTTTCTAATTTCAGACATGACAGCTCTATCCGTGATCAAGTTGTCCGTGGAGAGCAACTTGTGCATAGAACGTACATCTGAAACTAGCTTCCTAAAAGTTGACATTATAAATACTGTTTGAATATGTTTGTTATTCCATCTTGGAGATCTATCAAGAACCCTGTCACCTCACCTTTGGTTACGGTGTATCCATTCTTATCATCCCAAGAACTCTTGGCTGTAGAGAATGCAGGTAGTTGATAGAACTTAATACCATTGAAATCAAGACTCATTTCATGGTGTTTGTCACCTGTGAATATGTAGAAGTTGTCATGCTCTGACCATTCAGTTTTAAACTCCATAGGGAACAAGCCAGCAAGCTTTGCAGGTTTTAAAGCATCTCCGTGGTTAAACATTAATGCTGATGTACCATAGCTCACATACTTTCTATACCTTGGAGAGATGTCAAAGAACACACGTTCTTCGCTTCTAAAGTAGGTTTGTAACCAACTGGCTAAATGCCATCCTACATATTCATCATGATTGCCAGCTACAAATATAACATCCACATTTTCTCCTTTCTGAAGGAGCAGGTTTATCACGCTCACTTCATGATCACATATTGCCTGAAACGCATCATGATATGAAAGGATGTTTTGTTGGGGAGTGCCCTTTGTAGTTGAATTGGTGAACTCACTGTTGAACTCATCAGAACCAATAATGTATTTGATATCTGTGAGATTGTTAGATAGGGAAGCTTGATTTAGGATTATTTCCACCCTCTGGATGAAATCACCAAAGCGATGGTCTATATCATTCTCTCCTCCTATGTCTAACTTATTTAAATGGGAATCCTGTTTGTTAATGATTAGGCAAGCATCTTTCTTACCTTCAGCATACTTAGGAGCCATTACTTCTGGAGATATTGGTTGGTAGTTCTCTAGGAAGGATATGAAGCTATCTTGAAACACTTGCTCATCCTTCTTCTTACCCAACCATGCTTTTACTTGCCAATGAGGAGTTTCACCATTTCCCCAATAGTTCTGTACGTATTTAGTTATCTCCCATTTCTCTGTGTCAATATTGCACTTTTCAATTAACTCATCTAAGCTTTTGATTTCATCTTTAGAGTTGAATACCACCTCACCTGTTCCTTTCTGTATATCCTCTAAAAACCTTACTACATGGTCTTCTAACTCTCCAATGTAGTTTGAAATCTCAGCATCATTCTGTATTTCTTCTGACCCTCGCAACCCCTTCAGTAACTCATCCACCTCGTTCTCTGTGATGTTTAGTTTGTCTGCATAGAACTTTTTGCTCTTTTTCCAGTGGAGCATTTGCTCCAGTTGTTGCAGAAGGGATTGATTTTCAGGCATTTACAACTTTTTTAAATTAAAATTGCCCTAAAGGTACGAAGGTTTTTTGGTATTTTCCAAATTATTTTAACCTTTCTGGTTATCCATTCTAACCAACTTAGTTATAAATAAAAAAACTCCCCAGGGTAGAAACCCCAGGGAGAAACCCTGAAAACCAACAAACAGAGTTTTTTATTACTTTACGGTGCTGTAGTGGTTGTGGTTGTTGTTGTAGGCGCTACTGTTGTGGTTGTAGTGGTTGTAGGCGCCACTGTTGTAGTTGTGCTAGTTGTTGTAGGACACACTCCAAGATTAGCTGATGACACACCTGGTATAGGAGGCACCACTAATGTTCCTGTACAAGCACATACGTAGATGATGCTAGGACCTGCTACAGAAGTGTTTACAAGAATTCCTCCACACTGATAGTAAGATATATTAACAGGTGAAACAGTTGAATTGGTCACAGAGTAGAACGCACAAGAAGGACAAGCTATTGTTGTAGTTGTTGTGGTTGTCGAACTTGTGGAAGTTGATGTTGTTGTTGTTGTTGGACAGCAATTACCTAATGCCACCTGAAGATTGTAGATCTGTTGTTTAAGGCTACAGATTTGAGTGTCAATCTTTTGGAAAGCCACAGTTGCTGTGTCATATGTTGCAATTAATGTACAAGATAAATTAGGTCCGCTGTATGCAACGTTGTTAGTTGGTGTAAGGGGCGTACTACAAGGATCACATCCGCAGGTAACAACTGGAATCGTTGTACAGCATGGATTTTGTGGAAGGTATATCATTTTATATAAAGAGTTTAACTGTTAAGGAATATACATGATGTAGTAACATCCCAGACCAGGCTGGTAGTTATTATGGGCTAATCCGCCTCCTGTAGAACCAACACTAACTGCTACAGAAACTCCTGTAACTGCTGTGTTCGTGCTAGTAGACGAGCTCTTTGTACCATTCATATCCATAAGATCACCATATGTACCAGGCTCATTCTGATCAGCTTCTCCATGGGCATATGCAATTGTATGCAAGTGTCCAGGATCAGTTACAGTGGCTGTAGCCAAGTGAGAGTGAGCAGGAATCTCTGTAGCTGAAAGAGTTACAGTGTTAGAACCAGCAGTTCCTAATAAGGCATAAGCAGGATTACCAGCTACACCAGGATCCACTGCAGGATTGAAAGCTCCTCCACCCATACCTGTTGTAGCACCAACTGGTACACGTCCTCTTTTATCAGGAGTGCCATTGTTACCATTACAGAGGTAGATTTTCTCCCAATCAGTTCCAACAATACCAGCACCTGTACCATCAAACTTACCTGTAAGAGATCCGTAGAACTCTACAACACCATAAGGAACCATGCGGTTGTAATACTTAGTGCTAGTTCCAACGCTAGTTAAATAGGCTGCAATTAGAGAGTTAAGATCAGAAAGCTTAACATAGTTCGTGCTTACATTAAGAGAAAGAGCATCAAGCTCTACCTCTAAACCACAAAGCTTTGTAATAACAGCTTGCAGAATTGCATGTGTTCCAGAGGTTGATGTTACACCAGTAAGACAGCCTACTGTGTAAGGTCCTTCTAGTGTATTAAACTTTCCTTCTAAAGTGGTGAGTCTTGTGTTAAGCTCACACACAGCTTTGATGATTGCACTAATGACATTTGGAAGACTAAGGTCTTCACATGATACAAGATTCTTACTTACAATCTCGCAAATAATTTGAGGGTTGATGGGTAGGATTATTCCAGTTCCATCGAGAGTTGATGTGAGAAATGTAATCAATGCTTGTTCAACATACGAAAGAGAGTCTCCTGTCTTGATTCCCAAAATAGGAACATCTACACCCGTATATCTTACGCATTGATCAGATATTGTTTCTACACAACCGTTATAGCAATTTGAACAAATGTTGGACATTTATTTATATTTTAAAAGTTTTACTCTACTCGCAATCATGTTCACCGTGAATGGAGCAGCATAATCGGGGTTACAATACTTATAAGCAAGTATTCTTCTGTAGTTTATAAGAGCCAGCATTACCCCTCCAGGTACAGGCTGGTTCAACATAAACACAACATTGTTGTATAAGTTGTTTGCAAGAGAAGCTAGTTTACAATCTATATCAGCAATTAATGCTGGAATACTAGCGCATTCTGGACAACTTGTAAGCCTGGGTGATAACATTTCCTATAAGTTTTCTTCCTTGTTTTATAGCACCATTACATGCTGCACAAAGACCGTTAATCAATTGACATCCACATCCAACCTTAGCTCCACAGTTTTTACACATAGCCATATTAGTAGAAGTTTATTATGTAGTTGGTTCCAGAGCAACCACAATTGTTTTTTATAAAGTTATTCAGCATCATATCTGCCTGAGTATAAAGCTTTGTTGCTTCAAGATCAGCACAGTTGTTTGCAGCAGCAATGGCCCCCTGCATAAAGAAGTTGATAGAGTTGAGATCCACAAATGCTTGTGTTTTGATAGCTCTATCACATTCCATCATATCAAGCTTCATAAATGCTCCATCAAACTTCTCCTGTAACTGCTCAACACGCATAATAGACTTCTCTACGAAGTTTATGTATGCAGGAGCTACAGAATATCTTAAACGATAAACCCCATCAGGCAGAGGTTGATCTACACCTACGGGGCTTATTCCTAAGTTTGATGTTGTAAATATGTTAAAGTCGTTAACGCTGAATGGTTTATAGAATGTTCCAAATCCAGGAACCGTAATTTCAATTGTAGCACCAGAAACAACAGGTGGATTAGTTGGGTAAACGGAAGCATCAGCAACCCCAAGAGTTGTTACATTATATGTTGGGATTACTAATATGTCTAGTTTTAAATCTGCCATGTTGCTTTAAATAAATAAGCCAGAGGATTGAGTAGTATCCTCTCACCTCTGGCTTAGGTTATATAATCTATGTTACTTGCCTACTATTACGGAATCAAGGTTGATGTTGTAGTAGTAGAAGGCCATACAGTGGTTGTTGTAGAAGTGGTCGTTACACACGCACCGTTCTGAGCAACAACTGCACCAAGACCTGCCACAAGAACTGCTTCAACAGCGGTTTCCATAGCGCTATCTTTCTCAACAGCAAGGATTACAGTGCTGTCTTCATAGATATAATCGCCCCACTGATACTCAGACCTGTTATACTCATTAAACTTGATGTAGTAGGTGGTATATGTAGTACCATCACTCACCCAGCTTTCAAAGTTCTCATTGTAACCGTTCATCCTGTAGAGATGCTTCAAGTAACCAGCTTGGTAGCTGTAGAAGTTTTTCTCCAATTGTGCAATCTCTGCAGAAGTACCAGAAGCGTAAGAAGAACGCTGTACTACAACAGGATCAGCAACAGTGTTACAAGGATCAGCTACAATGAAGTCAGCTGTGGTTGCAGGTCCGCTAAATACGAATGTACGGAACCACATTCTGTCATACTCGAAAGGAAATGCTGCCACATCACAAGGCTGACCATATTTGGTAAGAGGCTTACCAGTGATACGCAAGAAAGCGTTTTGGTCGTTACCAATTCTCTGGAACTGATAGAAGTCAGAGAAAGTGATGTTGTCAGGGTTGTTACCAGGAGCTTGAAGATTGAAGTGATAAATCACATCATCAATCAAAGCAGGTACATTAACGCTAGTACAAGGATCACCACCGCAATCACAACAAGGTGCGTTTACAGTTACTGAACGAGTAAAACCGTTGAAGTACAATGTGTCAAGGTAGCTAGAGTGAGCACGAAGTGTTACAGTGATAATATCACCACACTGTGCGTTCCAGTTAACAACATCTGTAATTTGAGTGAGAGGAGTAGGACAACCGTCCACTTTATACCACTCAGTTACATTGCTGTTACAACCAGCACCAGAAGGACAGCCTTTAATTTTATCTGAACGCTTAGAGCCTTGCAGATAAGTGTTTGTACGGCCCTGCGCAATGTAAAAATAGGGAGAGGCAGCGATGTTGCCTGCTGTAGCTAGAGTGTAGTCGGATTTAAAAATACCAACTTGTCCAGCTGTCAAGTTTTGCGTAGATCCAGAACTAGGGAGCGCAGTTTGCCCTACTGGAACTACGAAAAGCGTAGTTAATGAAAAATCAGCCATTTTGCTTTATTTTAGGTGATTGAAAAATTTATTCGTTTGTCTGTATCCTGAACTGTGCACTTTGAACAGCAGCAGCGTTCTCTGTGTACATTGCTAGGTTTTGTACTGTTAAGTCTAACAACTCATCCTCTAGATAGAGTTCAAGTTCGCAGTCTTGGTCAACTGATGGTTGGCCATCTAACATGATATATCCTTGTTTATTAATGTATACAGGATAGCGCATGTAAGACATATATATCTTACTCGGAGTGAATGTACCATCTGTGAAGATGGATATTTCGTCTGTCGAGAGGAAGTTGAAAGTCTCTTGGTATTCAAAAGACGGCCTATAATGTGTATTGTTCAGAATGAACTGAAGGTCACCATGTTTAGCTAAGTCTCTGTTAATCCAGATCTTTCTATCCTTACACACCCCTTTGTCAGCCAGTACATATGCATCTAAATAGAACATGTACTTAGGAACAAGCAGGTGTAGATCAGCAAACCATTGATTTAGTTCAGCGTTCTTAATAGTGAGGTCAAGAGGTTGATGGTTATATGTTATGACCAAGCTTTGGAGGTCCTCATAACGCTTCTTAAAAGCATCGAGTCCCATTCCACTTACCACACTAAAACCATCAACCTTTTGTTTTATCAGCTTAATCTGGGCCTCATTGAGAGCCAGAATTTTATCTTCCAAGTTAATTTGCTGGTGTATATTAGTTGATAGTTTATTTAGTTTTTGGTCTATCTTATATAATAAACTATCTACTGGTATCATACTGCAGCCAATTTCTTAGTTTTTAGCTTAGCTTCGAGAGTCAAGAGCAAGTCTTGATTATCATCATCAACAAGCAATTTAATTAAATCATCTTCATCCTTAGCTATTTCAAACTCACCTTCATAAATTTTACCGTTAGGTTTAGATCTATATATTGAGTGAAGAAGAGATTGTTTCACTAAGTCTTTGATATGGAGTAAGTTATCCTTCATGTCTGCGAAGCGAGTGAACACTTCAACAGGATTTAACCCTTGATACTTACCGTTTTTAAATTCGGTTTGTTTGAGAACATTGTCTACAAGATTGTAAACTGCTTCCTCTTTAGTATCATCAGTTACAGGTAGTCCCAACAAACGTGCCACTTTTCTTTTTCTTTCAGGAGTCATGCTGTCAAACTTAACAATAGCTTTGTTAATCATTTGCTTCTTCTTGAAGAGAACAGCATTCTCGATTTCATCATCAGCTACGTAGAACTGAGTTTCAGCAGGATATTCACCACGCTCCCAAGCTTGATATGAGCTTGCAATTGTAGGATGAACACGAAGCCATGAAAACGCTAATTCCTGAAAAGGAATGTTAAGATCAAAGAAGTTATCACTATCTAGAAGTTTTACAGGCTGAACATGCAGCGTATCACTTGTTGATGTAGACAATCCATAGTTCCAGAAACTAGAACGAGGACCTAAGTCAACATCTCCCAATGCAGATTGTAATTTGTCTCTAAGAACTGTAACACGCTCAGTCTCTAGTTCTTTCTCAAGAGGATCAGAGATTCTGCGGATGTAACTAGCATTAGGATCAAGTCCTGTTCTGTACTGTCCATCCAATTCCTTGTAAGGATACTTAAATACCCCTGTACCAGGAATACGTGTTAGGCCTTTAAGTGAAAGACCGCCTTGCATTGTTTGAAGTTGTGAGTTATTATACTCCTTCTTAATAGTTGAGATTTTACCTAACTTACCCATATGTAGTTTATTTTATTTGGTTTATTTTGCAGAGTGATTCCCACCGAAGGGATAGCGATTGGGAGACACCCCAGTCCAACCACTCTGTAAGTGAGAAGAGCTCCCCCACGGGGATGTGGGGGGCAATCTCTTCTCGATATAAGGGGTCTAAGGATTTTATCCTTAGAATGGTTCCTTAGAATTGTGGGATTTCTTCAATAAGAACTGTACGAGACAAGTCTTCAATGAATACATCACAACGGTCTTTCATCCAGATTTCGTATCCTGGGAATTTGTTCGCAGAGCTCATACCCTGAGACTTAGCAAAGCCTAAGTGGTGGCGAGTTCCATCGATATAACCCCAAGTCATAGAAGGTGCACCCTTCATACGTACTTCACGGATGTTGTTAACCAATGAACCATCAGACATAGGAGATACGTCGAACACCATGAATACAGGTGTGCTCTTCTTGTTCTGACCAAATTCAAGGTTAGTTT